AAGCTTATGAGACTCCTTTGGCTACCTAACCTCTCTGCATTAAAATGGTACCCCTACACGGATTCGAACCGTGGTTGACGCGATGAAAACGCGGTGTCCTAACCAGACTAGACGATAGGGGCAAAATATTTTGGTGGGCCCGCTCGGACTTGAACCGAGACTCAACGAATTATGAGTTCGCTGCTTTCACCAATTAAGCTACAAGCCCATGGTACACCCTCTGGGACTTGAACCCAGAACCAATTGATTAAAAGTCAACTGCTCTACCGATTGAGCTAAGAGTGCTTAAAGTGGTGCATCTGGAGCGAATCGAACGCTCATCTTCTGGGTGGAAGCCAGACATAATAGCCGTTATACGACAAATGCATTAAAATGGCTCCGACACCTGGGCTCGAACCAGGGACAAATTGATTAACAGTCAACTGCTCTACCAACTGAGCTATATCGGAATAAAATGGAGTCAAGCGTCATGTCGATTCATGACTTGAGGAAGCTATCCCATTACTTGCACCCCGTAGGTGACATACGATTCAATCCTCGTGAGTGCGCTCGACGTAAAATGGAGGTTTCTGACGGGTTCGAACCGACGACCTGCTGATTACAAATCAGCTGCTCTACCAACTGAGCTAAGAAACCTTATGTGAAAGAACGAGTAACCTCTGTGGTGCACATCGTTGAGAGGTGTCGGAGGCGTTGTTAAAGGGGTGAGCAGTTTTAACAAACCGACATACTCAGGTCGTGGCTTTCAACTACTCAGAAGTTTCCTCAGTCGCTTCTGCGCCGGTAGTAGTTGCTTCATTTGTTTCATTTTCTTCCTTCTTTTCGTCTTCCTTTGGCGTATAGAAATCAACGAATGCTGCTACGCGATCACGAATTTGGCCGACAGAACTTAGTTCTTGTCCTTTAAATGCGCCGCGGGTAGATGCAACATCAATAATTTGAAGGATTGCCCCGAAGTCACCAATGTTAACTTCTGGTGCACCAGGTGTTTGTGTTTCTTCACTCATATTTTTACTTTTGTTTTTAGGTCTATTTGGCATGATTTATCCATTATTAAACGTTGAATTCTTTTCTAAAGCAATCCAATATTCGACGGGATTATTATTTATACATTCCCAATGCGAAATTAGCTTAGAACTTACAGAAACTTTATAGTCGCCAGGAATAAGCTTAAGATTAGCAATCAGGAATTGAAAATCGAAATCTGAGTTATTTGATTCTGTGCCACTATCAATTTCAAAGACATTAGCCGATGAGTTATTAGGATCTTTTACCTGAAGCACGATTTTATCGCTATCACTTGTTTTTGTAAGTGAAACTACAGGATGACCTAAAGCACCACCAGCTTTTCGAATTTGGCTAATGATATCAGCTGTAAGTGTTACAGACACTTCAGCGTCAGGCATGTTTACGCCTTTTTCAGGTGAAGTGAGAATAGACTTATCAGCATAGCGTTAAGTAATAGACGATGTTGGAGAATTCATAATAACTGATTCATTACCAAATTCTAAGTCTGCATCTTCAATCAACGAGTGTGCTGAAAGGAATTCATTCAAATCATAAATTCCAACTTCCTTTGGGAATGTTTCACTGACTTCTGTAGACGCCATAATGTTTTTGGCTTCTGCAATAGTCGATAGTTTATTACCTTCACTAATGACGAGGTTTGGATTAATAGCTGAAAAGTTTTTCAGCACTTCTAACGTTTCTTTACTAATTTTCATAATATCTATTATACTTTAAGTTTGGTGTTTTGTAAATAATAAAATTCAACTAAAAACATCATACAACATATTGCGTGAGCTCCATGATGAATGCCGGTTTCGTCGTCGAAAGTTTCGCCTTTTTGTAAGGCCCAAAGGTGACGCTGCGCTGCAGCAAAATAACGATCATTAATATTGTCAAGCTTTTTCCAATTGTGTCTATCATATTTTTTTGCGCCAATAGTCAATACTTTAACCGCGTCTTCTAGCGCATTAGGAGGAAGTAAGCTATAATCAGGCTTATTGTCATCGAATTTAATTCCTCCATTTGCTGATTTTACTTTTGCTAACTTAGCTTTATTTTTCCACTCCTTTAATTTTTCTTCAGTCATAGTGTTTCCAATTTATTCTTAATAAATCCTTTTGATTTTTCCAATGCTACATTTCGTGCTACAAACGAGTCAATTGACTTTTCTTCTGTATGCGATTTGTGCCTTTGGTATTTCCAAGCCACATCACTTATTAGCATTTCTAATACTACTTCAATTTGTTTTTCTATTTCGTCCATGATAAAAAAGGTTGCCCACCCCTGAGCTTTTGCTCAAGAGTGGGACTTTTAGGTTAGGTTATGACTTGCGATCTCCACCGCAAAGTGTTAAAAAGGAGCTTCTTCATTCTCTGCTGCTTCATTATATTGATTTAAAATGTCTTCCATTACATCTCCTCCGTTTTCTACAACTTCGCCATTTTCGTTGAGTTGGCTTTCATCGATCTTGGTGTAAAGATCTAGGAACGCTGTACGTGTTTCCTCATCGAATCGGCTGATGCACATATTGATTGCTTTCATGCGATCGCCAAAGATTGAGAAACTTTTGACGATGTGGCAAAGGCGGCGAGTGGAAACCACTTCTTCTACGCCTTCAGCCTCAAAGGTTTTGCGGATTACGTTCGACCATGCGATCAGCTTATCTGCAAAGGTAGTATCTTCTACACCATATTTGCCCATGTGAGCTGCTACGATTTTACGTTCAATAGTAGGCTGAGGGAAAGGCTGATCAATTACACATACGAATCTTTCAAGGAAAGCATCGTCGATGATTGAGGCGGCGGTAAATCGTCCATCGTCTGAGCCGCGCCCTTTAGTATTCGCTGTAGCGATTACGTTGAAACCTTCAGCAGGTGTTACCACTTCACCAGTTTTCTTAAGCAAAACTGGATTGCCTTCAAGGACTCCTTGGAGACACATAATTTTGTTAGTGGCACGATCGATTTCGTCAATCAAAAGAATGCAACCGCGTTCCATAGCTTTAATGACAGGGCCTTTTTGAAAAACCGTTTCGCCATTTACTAGACGGAAACCACCAATCAAATCGTCTTCATCAGTTTCAGGAGAGATTTGAACTCGTACGTATTCACGCTTTGTTTTGGCACAAGCTTGTTCAACCATCATAGTCTTACCATTACCAGAAAGACCAGCAATGTACGTTGGGAAAAACATATTTGACTTAATGATTTTCATGATTGTGTTATACTCACCCCACTTAATGTATGTGGAATCGACTGATGGTACGTAAACTTCATCGTTAGAGACTGAAGCTACTCCTCTGAATGCTATATTAGCCATTGCCGTTTGAGGCACTTCAGCGGCCACAGGAGCACTTACTGCTGGTGCTTCAAGGGAGTATACTCCACGTTTTACGCGGTGTAAATCGTTAATTGTTTGATACGCGACTTTTACGTCGATGCTGTTATCTTCAGCATGTGCCAAAATTTCCTGGCGAGTGAAAGAGGCCTTACCGGACTCTGCGAGTATTGATTTGAGTGATTTTGTCATAATTTGTTTTAACCTTTTTGAATTATTATAGATCTATTATACCGTAAGTTTCCTAGTTTGTACACCGTTTTTATGCGATTATTTCAGCAAATTTAGTCATAATGATCCGATTTGTACGATTTGCTACGTTATGTTTAGCGAATTGGCGAGCTAGCTTGCTTTGTTCGCCGCGGCTTTCCGAAATGCTTTTTCCTTCAGTTTTTGAGAAGTCGAAGTCTTCATCTTCAATTTCAACGTCACTTGAGAGTAGAAAGTAAGAATCATAGCCAAAGCAATCAGCCATGTGGAAGTATCTGTCTTTACGATACTTTTTCATATAATCACGGGCTTTGCCGTAAGCCTTGCCTTGACCATACATATGACCAGCCATTTTATTAAGATGTTGATTACCAACACGCTTGTTATTTGGAAGGAAAAAGCCAATAGTGTTGACTCCTTTAACTTCTTTCAACAATTCAACATATTGACGAGTTGCAAAATGGCGTTTGATTGATTTTTGTTTTCCTCCTACATTGGTAAAAAATGTACCAGCAGACCATGCTTCACTTGGACCACAACTGTGTGATTCACCATCAGTTAGAACAATAACATTGAGCTTTTGCACGGGGTTCTTTTTTCTAAAATCATCCACGATTTGGTGAGATGCAATCAGAGTGTGATCAAGTGGAGTACCACCTAAGTGTTCGAATTTTGAAATTCCTTGTTGACTAAATCTATATTCGTTAGAATTAAGAATTTGGCAAGACACCATTTGAAAAGCTTCGTTGTATTCCTTTGATGACATTTCACTTGAAAATAATTCTGCCAAAACTAAGTCTGACAAATCAAACTCCATGTCTGATTGAGAAACATCTTCTTTATCTAAAGCGTAGTTTGATGTAAAGGAATAAACCTTGTATGGAATGCCAACCTTCTTACAAAAGTGAACCAAATTCAGTGTGTGTTCTAATACATCTTTAAGAACGCTTGACATTGATCCGGAGTAGTCAATAAAGAATATCATACCGTGGCTTTTTGCATCTGCAAGGTGCATGACTGACTGAAAAATTTGGTCGTCATATTTGTACTTATGCAGTTTGTTAACATCCAATGTACCACGACGAGACTCTTGAGCTCGAGAGTATTGATAAGCTGCTTTTCTGCGTTCGAATTCACGAGCAAGTACACCAACCTTTTTGTTAGTCTTCTTCTTAAATTCGGCTGCCATGCGTATAAGATGAGATGTGTGATTAGCGCGGTCACCAGGTTCGACATAATAGTCTTCCGGATAAAATTCTTCTATTTTAGAACGAGCAGCCATCACCTCTTTGTATCCTACGATGTGTTTATCGATTGTGCTTTTTGTAGGCCATAGAGCAATTGCTTCTCTTTGTATACCTTCTTTTAACGATTCTTCGTCAACTAAGTTTTCTTCAAGTGCTTTTGTAGTTGTAGGCTCAATGACAACATCTTCACCATTCGAATCGGCTTTGCCACCCGCACCATCTTGACCAAGATCGTCGGTTTCGTCGGTTTCGTCGAATTGTTTTTTTCTTTGGTCTAAATAATCGTCTAAAGCCTCTTCCATTTCTTCGTCACTGACAGTAGATGGAACGCTGTGTGATTCAGTGCCATCGTCTGCTTCTTCGGAAAAATCTTCAGGCAAAGAAGAATTGCCGAAATCATCTTCATAATCTCCAGAGTCACTTTCCTGTGGTTCAAGTTGTTCACCTTCGCCATCTTCAGAAGTATCACCTTCTTGATCTTCGTTGTCGTCGGCCTCTTCCTTCTTAGATTCAGCTTCTTCCTTTGCAAACTTTTTTACTTTATGGTAAAGTTCAACGACATCATCAAATGTTTCAGCCGCATAACATTCTTGGTAAAGCGCTTCTTCCTCTTCGTTAAGTGGAATATCAACAACTGTACCAATTTTACCACGTAAGTTTAAACGATCAAGGAAGCCTAACGATGGAACGTCTTTGTCGTTGATTCCGAAAAAGTCATTCTCTACAAGTTCTTTGTATGCACCATTGAATATTCTTGGCATACCTGCATACTTGTCTTTAATTAGTCGCTCGATACGAATATCTTCAATAATGTTAAGAATATCGAAATACTTGCGATCTTCTTTTTCGAGGAATTTTTCAAATCCATCGACAGGAGTAAAAAGTGCATGTGACACTTCGTGACCAACAAGCATATCATAGACTACCTTGCCTTTATCTTTCCAAACTGGAAGACCAAGTACACGGTGCTTCACATCAAAGTATGCAGTCTTGATACCTTTTTTGTGAGTGACCGTAATATTTTCAGTGGCGAGTAGTCGGGCCACCGATGATTGATTTTGTAAATCGAGTATTTTTTCCATAAACCTTAACCGTTTGTTATAGATCTATTATACTCTAAGAAACTTTAATTGTGAACTGTTTTTTTCACTTTTTTACCTCTTTCGGGCTAAGCTGTTGATTACCAACAACTTATGATAACACTTTTTTTGCTTGAGCTACTATATCAGCATATTTACCATACTTCAATTTGACGCCATACTGCTTTTCAAAGGCTGGGGCAAGATTGTTTTCAAAATAAGAGCGGAAAAGGTTGTCGTCAGATTGACGTGGATCGTGTCGCGCGCGCATGCTCGCGAGCGCGATTATATTATTAGCGGTGTCGTACTTATAATGCTCCATCTTTTTTTAGCTGACTAAAGTTGTTTACCTTTTCGAATTCAAGCTTTCGAGGGAATTTACCTTCGAGCAAATCTTGTTTGTGCGAAATAATGAATACGTTTGTTTCTTTCCCAAGCGTATACAATATCTTAAGTAGATTATCGACGCCATCAGCATCCATACTTGAATCAAATGTTTCGTCAAGAATAAGTAGATTCGTATTAGCTGAGTTTTTCATTTTAGCGATTTGACGCCAAGCAAAAAGTAAACTTAAATCAATACGTTGTTTTTCACCTTCAGAAAAAGAAGCATACGTAAATTCATCGCGATGACGTGATTTGATTGTTTCGTTGAATGAATCATCGAGGTGAAATAGAACAAAGAAGTCAAGAACTTGCAAGTATTGATTAATAAGCTTATTCATAACTGGCAAATACTGACGAATAACCTTTGTCTTAATTCCTGTATCACGCAACAATTCACTAATAGCATCAAGGTAAGAACTAACCTTAGATTGTTCTGAACGCTTATTGTTAAGTTCTTCACGAGTAGTGCGATCAGTTTCAAGTTTTTCTTCAGCAGCAGTAGTATCTTGAACTTCAACAACCTTTTCCAACGACTTAATTTTATCTTTTAGCCCAGTAACCTTTACGTTATTTGTGTTAATAGATGATTGAACTTCATTAAGGTGCACCCATTGTTCACGGTATTCTTCGTGTAAAACTTCTACACTTTTACGTTCATTTATCGATTTGTCAATTTTTGCCTGTATACTTTTAGCGTTTGCTTGTGCTTCGGCAATTTTTTCGTTTTTTAAATCTAATGATATATCCTGAGAACACGTAGGACATACGTTATTTACTTCGTAAAACTTTGCTTCTTTTACGATTTTTCTTACGTCAGTATCAAGTGATTGTTCAGCGAAGTTGTGATTTTGTATTTTGTTATGAGCATTGTCCATTTTAGATTTAACATCTAAATATGTATTATCATACTCTTCTTGCAGCGTTTTATTACTATTGCTTATTTCAAAGATTTCATCTTCAATTCTTTTAATTTCCTTTTTTCGCTTTGACTCTTGTGATGTATCAATTCTTTTTAAATCTGCGATATGATTGTTTTGTAGCCTTATAGTTTCTTTTAGTAATTCTAATTGGTGATCAGTATCATTCATTTGACTTCTTAAAAGACTTACCTTATCTTTAAGAACACCATTCATTTTTGTAAAGATACCAATATCTAAAAGATCTTCAATTACGTTCCTACGTTGGTGAGAAGGAAGCTGCATAAAAGGAATAAAGTTAGAAGAACCTAGAACAACTACTTGGTGAAAAGACTTGTGATTCAGTTTTAAAATATTCTGCTCAATGATCTTTTGATAATCGCGGCTATGTGATTCTTGATCTAATAGCTTTCCATTACGATGAACCTCGAAAATGTTGGGTTTCATCCCACGAATAATCTTATATTCGATTTTACCAACAGAAAATTCAACCGTGACTAAACAGTTTTTGTTATTAATTGAATTAACCAATTGTGGTTTATTGATACTACGGTGAGGTTTACCAAATAAGGCATATGATAAAGCATCTAGCATAGTAGATTTACCAGCACCGTTTGCTCCAACGATAAGTGTTGAAGAATCTCGATCTAAATAAATTGTTGTTTCGTTATTTCCTGTCGAAAGGAAATTGCGCCACGTTAGCTTCTTAAAGGTGATTTTCATTATATAGTATCTAGTGCTTGAGCTTCAACTAAAAGTTCTTGCATCATTTTTTTCAATATGTCTGGATTTAAATTTGTTTCAGTGGCATCGATATAACTATTGAGTAGTGTTGGAGTATCATCAACCTTTACGTCATCATCTTCAACGTTATTACCGCTATACTCGTCAAAGTTTTCTATGATACGTACTTCATGAGGATTGTAATCATAAATCTTTTCCATAAACTTATCAAAGGCGTATAGATCTTTTTTATTTGTCACAATCACTTTGATATATGTACCTTCAATCTGATCCTTTGTAATATTAGGCTCATCATCGCCATCGTAAAAAATCTTTTGGAATAACACGTTGGTGTTACGAATAGGTGTTATATTACGTGTTTCTGTATCCAACACATGAAAGTGTTTAGGATCTCCAGCATCAGACCAAGTTAATTCGTACTGTGTGCCAAGATAAGTAATATTGTCTTGAGTACTTTTTGTATGATAGTGACCTGAATAAACAGCTTCATATCTATCAAACATTTTCTTATCCATACCATGTGATTTAATATTAGCTCCTGCCATATATTGGAAACCACCAAGTTCTAAGTGACCCATAAGAATAGGTGCTGCAGCTGTACGAATAAAGTTTAAACACTCATCTTCATTTTCTTTACACATCCATGGCAATAAAGCAACATCTAAACCATCGTAATTATTGATGGTAGGATTCATGTGAATGTGAATACGATCAGAATATTGATTCAGTATTGTTTCAATAGAGTTTAACTCGTTTGTATTCTTGTAATATACATCGTGATTTCCTGGAATAATATCCATGTGTATATCATACTCGTAAAGCTTCGAAATAAAACAATTGTAGTTATGTTCTAAAACTTTATAGTTAACATACTTACGGTGTTCGAAGTAATCACCTAGATGTAGAATACGTTTAATCCCATTCTCTAAAAGATAGGGAAAAAATATTTCATCATAAAATTTGGCTGAATAATCTAAAAAGATATCTGAGCCATTTTTGACACCCGCATGAGTGTCATTCAATATCGCTATTTGCATAATTTATTTTTTCGGAAAATCTTCAATAGGAGTTTCATTCTTTTCGAAATAGTTTAAAAACTTTTCTAAGCCTCCTACAACTTTTTTCTTTGAACGTTTTTTACGTTGTTTAAGTTCTTTACCAAATTCTTTAACTTTATTATCACGATCACGTATTTGTTGAGACTTATATCTTACACGATCAACAATACCAGAAGGATCAGGATGATCGCCAATATCCATAAAGGCGTCTGCACCTGCAAAGTCAATGTATTTTTCTTTAATTTCTTGTTGCTTCTTTTCTTTAGCAATACGTCTTAGGAATGCGTAGTATGTTATTTGTGTAAAGTACGCAAAGGCATTGGGTAATCCAGTACGAGTTGCCTTTTTAACATCATAATTCATGATTGCTTTAATACAATTTTCAACTGCGTCCATTACCATTTCTTCACGGTATGTGTATCCTACAAAGTTTGGTTTATGGGATAATCCTTCTGCAATTTTTAAAAAACAAGTCCCAATGTATTCTGTTATGATTGGTTCGTCTTCTAATTTTTCTCTAGCCTCATTAACAGACGTAACATAATCTACAACTGATTGTGAAAATTGTTTATTGTTTACATAATGTGGTTTATCCCTTGGCTTCTTTTTAACTTTCTTTTCCATAATTTAGTATCTATTATAATATATGTTTCATTAAACGTACACAATAAAAATGCATTTTTTATCATTTTACGGTGTACAACTGTTCAAACTTTTGGTATAATAATTAAGTCCAAACAAAAAAAGGAGGAGTCTATTCTTTTCCTTTGTGCTTCTTTCTCCATTCGGAGTGATAATCAGAAGTTGATTGATATCCTTTATCCTTTTGCAATCCACTATTGTTACTGATGCCGTTATCAATCTTCCATTCTTCACCTTCGTCATCATCCATTAAATCTTGATTATCAACTGGAGGATCAGTATTCTCAAACAACAGATTGTTTATCTCATTATCTGTCATGATATCCTTTAATTTGTCGATTAAAAAATATCGATGATAGTGTAGCTTAAGGGCAAAAGGTGTTTCAGTAAAACCTATGATCTTATCTCCGGCGAGCTGCACTAATTCGTCCTCTTCAGTATCGATCCAAGGGCGTAAATAACTTTTTTGTTCCAAATCATCGAACGTTAACTGCAAGGGCGCAGCGATGTTTAGAATATTATTTTCTTCATCTGTATCGATATTTTCTGCGATAATGTATGTACCATCAACTAATCGATAACTACAAACTGATATATCGTTTAAAAACGCTTCTAGTGCTTCTGATGGGATGAATGTCATAGTGGTACCTCGTGTATTTTGTAGTTGAATTTTTCTTTTGCGTAAATTTTTACTCTTTCAATAGCATGATTTAACGTATAGTTCTTTTTCTTTTTCCATGAAAAGTCATCAGCTAAATCATATATAGTACAACCCTGTCCATCTTCTGTTTTTCTTAAACCACGACCAATCGATTGAAGGACTCTTATTTGTGATTTTGTAGGTGAAGCAAACATTATATTGTGTAGATTAATTATATTTATACCTGTGCTAAAGGTACCAACACTCGCTACAATCACTGCGTTCTTTTCTCTTTCAGTAATTTCGCGAATCCTTTCACGCTCTTCGGCATTTACAGCACCGGATACAAAGAAAACTTTTCGGCCGGTACCTTTTAATTTTTCAACAAACATGTCGTATAGAGGCTTTCCATGCTTTTGCACCAAGTTATATAGCACCAATGAGTTACCTTGCTGATCACACGTAAGGTTAACAATAAATCGATTACGCTTTTCGTGACTTACTATATGATCTATTTCATCTTGGTACTTTAGTCCTTTACACACTTTACGTTCTTCGTCTGGATATTTTAGAACTAAACACTGAACTGTAAGCTGTGCTAACGTATCAGAATCAATCAACTCCTTTGTAGTAGTCACCTTATAAACAGGACCAAAGTTACCTTCTAAAGTCATTTGATTCGACACCGCACCATCAAGCGTACCAGTAGTACCTATACGCATATGCGCTTCAGTTAATCGATTCATAATTGTAGTTAAACTTTTAGCTTTAAATGTATGTGCTTCATCGCCTACAACAAATCCGTATTGTCTAAACCAAGATTGAGGCAAACGAATAGCGCTTTGCCAAGTAGTAATAACTACAGATTGATCAAAATCGATTTTTTCTTTGCCTGAATAAATTCTGTGAACATCTTCTTCTACGTCAAATGTATCATCTTCACC